TTATGGAGTGTAGCACAGTATCGGTGAGAATGTATAAATCTAATGATGTGAGTTTAGTCATTTTGCTCCTGTCGGTATTCTTCCTCTTTATCCAATCGTGCTTCAAGTTCAGCAATTTTATCATAGAGATTATCCAAGTGTTCGGTGAGATTACGACAATTTACAATACCATTTTCATAAGACAATCCATTATTATTGTCTCCTACAAGAGATTTGTAAATCCTATCCCAAGTTGTTTGATAGTCAGTCATTTGATAGTCACCGTTTGATTTTTGATTTGGCAGAGACGAGCAAGATTATCACCAGCAAGAGCAACTTGAAGGAAGTTGTAGTTGGTTTTACATTCTTGGTTGAGTGCTTGTTGAGTTGCGATTACTTTGCCGACACCAACAACAGGAGCAGCAACAAACATAAGAGCAACTACAAAAATCATAAAGATAGGAATGTAGGCAAAAATATCAAAAGAAGATTTATGGTTCATATGATTGGTTGCTTATGAGAGTATTATAAGGCATCGCAGGGGCATTTGGAGTGTCCCTGTGCCAGTTCGTCAAGTGCCTATCACTTCCTCGTAAATAAGAGTTTTCATAATCTCCACATAAGTTTCTTCTGTTAGAATATCTTTCTCCAACTCAACAGTAGAAGCATATTGGAGATACAGAGAGTATTCATCCTCGTTGAAATTGATTGATGGGATGAGACCTTTGTAAGTCATCAGTCCTTTATGTGTATGAGTGTATTATAGGGCATCACGGGGATGTTCTGTGATGCCATATGGTTCTTCTTCATAATCTTCAATTCCACGAAGGTATGCCTCTTCTTCTTCTTTCATTTTTTTGAGGTTCATACCTGCCCACAAATCAAGAGCAACATCAGCACACCGAACTGCCTGATAAAGTTTTGGAAAGTTTCTCCAATCTACGATGTCTTCATCAATCGCAATCAGCAAGTCAAGAATAGCAATTTTGTATTGAGTTTCTTGTTTGGTTGGAAAGTCAGTCATCGGTTTGGTTGCTTATGAGAGTATTATAAGGCATCACAGGGGCATTTGGAGTGCCCCTGTGCCAGTTCTTCAAGTGTCCTCAAACAACTCTACCATACCAAAAACCACTTGGAACTTCATCAATAGAGTTTATGTATTTGTTTTCATTTCCCTTTGTAATCCACTTTTTACCATAACAAGGATTTTTCTCACCAAGTTTTGCCTCAATATGTTTTCTTTTTGTTTCTGGATTTTGATGAGATTTGAGTGCTGCCTGTCTATGGTTCTCAACTACTTCTGGACGATTGTGTGCTTTCTTTCCAACTCTACTTTTTAGTTTTCTCATTTCTGGATTACTCAAAGTTCTAATCAAGTTTTTTCTTGCTTTCTCTTTGAGTTTTGGATTACTCATAGGATTGTATTCTGTTTTCATCAACTCACTTCTTTTCTTGTTTGCTTCTTCACCAGCACCTTTATTACAATAAAATCCAGTAGAAGTTTGTTTTGCCCTATTAGCAAAGTGTGGATTTTTATCTACTTCATAAAAATCGTGGAGAGCACATTCTGCTTCAAGTGCTTCTTCAACACTCCCAAAAGTTTCTAATATTATTTTTTGAGTTGGATTGAAAGTTTTATCTTTGAAACTTCCAAAATAACTTACATCTTCTTCTGGAAGACATTTACATTCTCTTTTTCCAATATATCCTCTTCCATATTCCTCATAGGAATAATACACATAAAAGTGTTTCATACTACTCTAACTTGCTGACATTACTATTTATACAAGAAAGGAGTGCCAAAGCACTCCAATCTCACCTGAAAAGTGTCAGCAAGTCAGGTAAAGTTATTTAGACATCAGCAAGAACCAATCGTTTAGCATAGTCATAAGCATATTGTGTTCTTGCTCCATGGTGTCCCCATCCAATCCATTCGTAGGCATAATTCATATACCTATCAATAGATTTTCCAGAAACTCTCATTCTGTTTTCAATACTCTTCCATTGTGGTTCAGTAGTAATATACCGAAGTTGAGTATCAGCAGTAGAAGGATTACCTCCTATTTTTTTAGCAAAAGCACCCAGTCCATAATAACGAGAAGCAGAAGTAAATTGTATCAAACCATAACCTCTTCCACAATTATAGTATGAGGTTCTGCTACCACCTTCGCAAATATTAGGCACAAACGTAGACTCTTGCCTGATATTGCCCATAATGGTAGCAAGGGCGTTTCTATCTTTAATACCAATTCCCTGAAAGTATGCCAGGGCAGCATTTTCATTCTCATTACACCCTTTACAAATTAGCCTTGTTTCCTTTGGCTTTTCGGGAGCAACCTCTAGGATCGCTGTCGTCTCTGGTTCAAACTCTTTAATAATGGAGAAAGGTTTTGTCTCTGGTTGAGATGGACCTTGCAGTTTATAACTAGAGAATGGCAGTGTTGCCGTACTGGTTGTAACCGATGCCAAAAGGGGCAGGGCTACAGTAAAGAAATTTTGCATTAAAATTAATTGAATTCTACATCCGTATAGAAAGGGGGTACACCCTCTTCTCAAAGGGCACTTTCCACGGCTCTAAATCAAAATCAAATTCTCATAATAAAAAACCCTACTCATAATAGGGATTTTAGCATTATAAGTTTTTATTTATTCTTTGTCAATCCTCTGGTTCTAGAGAAACGATTTCAAGTTCATCACTTTCAGGTTCAATCCATTCATAAAACTCTGCAAGAATAGCCCTTGCATCTTCTTTAAGGACACTTTTATCCGCAGCACGATCCAGGGACCAAGACCTTACGTGGGCGACAATATCTTCAGTCGTTGCGTTCATAATAATCTTTTCTGAAGTATCGGGACAAGACGTTTGAATTATAGAACGCTGGTCCTCCACTGTCAAGGGATTCTGTGAGGACGTTGTTGATGAAGAGTTGTCGTGTCTCTTCGTAGTTTGTTTTGCCCTTTGTTTTATGTAATGATAGGATAATTCTACTAAAATTTTGTCTGCCAATTTTGTCAACGTCTTCTTTAAGTTCCGGACAAGACCCATAATATTCTTTCCAATTAGATTCGGATTTTACTTTTCTTTTTTTACCTTTTGGAGTTCTAAACTGCCAAAGATACTTCCTACCAATGTATTTTCTACCATTCAGTTTATTTTCTATCAAATAAACAAACCCATAATAGTCATTAATATCCGCACTGGTAAAAGGAACCCCATTATAGTGCCAAGGGTTTTCATAGTCAATATCTGTACTCATCAATTATATCAAGGACTTCGTTGAGGTATTTATGAGCCAGTCCTTTCATATCCATTTCTGGTCTAATATGATCATTATAAAGGTTATTTTTTAATTTTAGAATACGAACTTTAAGTTCTTCTTTATTGATTTTATTTTTAGACATTAAAAAAGGGAGATTGCTCTCCCTTATCTATAAGATTTAAGTAGTTATACCCACTCCCCATTCTTTACAATAGTCATAATCTCCAAACAAATATTCATCACATTCTGCTGCTTCTTTATAAGCATTTATGATTTCTTGTTCGCACCATTCATCATAGTTTGAATCCCGAGAAAGTATTTTTGGTAACATCTTGTTTGATACCTCCAATCAAGTATTGTTCAATTTCTACTTCTTGTGGGGCATTTTGCAATCCCTTGGAATTTAACCAATGCTGAGTCCAAGGAAGAGGATTATTGTTTGCAGAAATGTCATAAACTGGTTTAAGACCAATTGCCTTCAGACGGCGATTTGCAATCCACTCAACATACTGCTGAAGAAGTTTGTCGTTAAGACCAATCATAGAACCATCCTTGAAAAGATAATCTGCCCAACGCTTCTCTTCATTTACAGCACGGTCAAACATTGCATAGACCCATTCCTCTTCTTCCTTTGCGATTTGCTTCATCTCAGGATCATCGCCTTCTTTCCACTTATTTAGAATGTTCTGTGTGATTGCTAGATGTTGATTTTCATCTCTAGCAATCAATGAAATAATTTTTGCAGATCCTTCCATAAGCTTAAGTTCACCAAAGGCGAAACTACAAGCAAAACTAACGTAGAAGCGAATGCCTTCAAGAATATTAACGTTTGCGACTGCTCTGTACAGTTTTCGTTTGACATCGTTAAGTGATTCATTTGCGTATGAGACTCCTTCAAGTTGATGTTTCCACTGTTCGGAAGTTCCATAATATTGTGCGGATTGAATAAAGTCATCATATGACTCTGTAACGCTCTTAGCACGTTCTAGAATGCGTTCGTCACCGATAATAGTATCAAACACCTCAGAAGGGTCTGAATAGATGTTCTTAATAATATAAGTATATGAACGACTATGGATCATTTCCATAAATCCCCATACTTCCATACACGCTTCCAATTCAGGAAGTGAGCAATATGGAATAAATGCCATACCAGGACCACGACCTTGAATAGAATCAAGCATAATTTGATACTTCAGATTGGAAGTAAAAATGTGTTTTTGTTCTGGGCGAAGTGTCTGATAATCTCCTCTATCTTTTTGAAGAGAAATTTCTTCAGGTCTCCAAAAATAACTTAATTGTTGTTGAGTTAATTTATCAAAGATTGGGTATTTGTATGAATCATATCTTTGAACTCCAAGAGGTTTACCAAAAAACATTGGAGACTTTTTAGTATCCACTTTTTCAGTATTAAAAACGGTCATTCCTTTAACTTGGGTTTTATCTTCAACGGAAGAGATTTTAAATTCCATGCTTGCTCCTTTCACATAGTATATTTAATATATTTTCAAACTGCACAACTATCGCAAAGTTCTTCTTCAGCACCAGAAAGTTCTTGAAGAAGTGCTTGAAGGTCTTGTTTTGGTTCTTCCACTACCTCATCCGTTTTAATATCATAAGTGTTTTGATAATAACTTGTTTTCCATCCCATTGAATATGAGTAAAGCATATCGTGTGCCATCACTGACACTGGAACTTCATTATCAGGATAGTTTTCTGGATTATAAGACCAGTTTCCAGAGATTGCTTGGTCAAAGAACTTTTGCATCACAGCAACAACATTAATATAACCACGATTGGACTCCATATCCCAAAGAAGCGTATAGTTGTTCTTAAGGGCATTATATTGCGGAACAATCTGTTTGAGTGGTCCTTTTTTAGATTTCTTAATGGACAAGAATCCGCGAGGGGGTTCGATTCCATTAGTTGCATTTGACACAACGGAACTGCTCTCCGATGGCATTTGTGCGGACAATGTGCTGTGTCGGAGACCATACTCCAAAATAGATGCTCTAAGACTTTCCCAATCATGCTGAAGTTGAATAGAAGAAATTTCGTCTACGTCTTTTTTATAGGTATCAATTGGAAGAATTCCATCAGCATACTTGGTACGACCAAAATATTCGCAGTATCCCTTTTCCTTAGCAAGTTGATTTGATGCTTTTAGAAGATAATACTGGAAGGACTCAGAAAGTCCATGAATAGCATCCCATGCCTCTTGAGAATCATAGTTGAATCCAAGTTTAGCAAGATAATGAGCAAGACCAATGAATCCAATACCAAGAGAACGACGTGCCTTGGTGGCGATTTCTGCTGCTGCTACGGGGTATTTCTGGTAGTCAATCAACTCCTCCAGACCACGAACAGAAAGATCACAAAGATCCTCAAGTTCTTCATCAGACTTAACTTTGCCTACGTTAATAGCAGAAAGAATGCAAAGTGCAATCTCTCCCATCTTATCATCAATATGTTGAATAGGATCAGTTGGAAGGGTAATTTCTTGACAAAGATTACTCATATTAACTTTATCCTTAAAAGAACTATGAGAATTGCAGTGGTCAATATTCATAATGTAGATACGACCAGTTTCCGCACGTTCTTTAAGAAGGTTAAGGAGGAGTTCTTGTGCTTTAATAGTTTTTTTCGGAATGGACGGATCTTTTTCATATGCAACGTAGAGATCATCAAAACTAGGGAGTCCGAAAGAATCATAAAGTCCAGGGACATCATGTGGGGAGAAAAGTGTGATCTCACCATCTTGAATGAATCTTTCATAGAAGAGTTTACTGATCTGAATACTGTAATCAAGTTTGCGAACACGATTGTCCTCCGTTCCTTTGTTATTTTTAAGAACTAGAATATCTTCTATTTCTTGGTGCCAGATTGGGAAGTGTACTGTCGCGGATCCACCTCGTATGCCATTTTGCGTGCAACATCTGACAGTCGCTTCAAACTTTTTGAGAAACGGTA